GACGGCGGCACTGGTGCGTGGGTCGGATCATGTGCGGCTGCGCTACGTCGCCAATCTGCTGCCGTCCTACGGCGTGGATTTCACCCCGGTCGGGCACGATCTGCCGCTGACCGAGGAAGCGGCCTATATCGCGGCCGCGCTGGAGCTGGCCACGCCCGGCTTCTTCTCCAAGACCTTCACGGCGAGCGAGCAGAAGGTTCTCACGGGCGTGGACTCGATCCGCTGGACTGTCGTCGGAGATGCCGGCGGCACCTATGCCGCCATGCCAGTCTCCACGTCCATTGCAGCCCTGTTCGAGCCCTACATCATGGACCGTGACGCCGGCGAATTCATGCTGATGTCCGTGGGTAGGGGGGCGTGCCTGTGAGTGTCGATTATGCAGCAATCGCCGCGGAAGTGGCTGGCGCGCTGGAAGAGGTCAATCAGGGCGCCGTCGTGCTCAAGCGCGTGACGGCCGCGCCTGGGCCGAACGACTGGACGCCGGGCGCCGCTGTCGAGACGCTGATCACTGTGTCAGCCACGGTCAAGCGCCTGCACCAGCGCTACGAGGGCGGCGTGCTGATCGTGGAGACTGGCGACATGGTGACGCTGCCGACCACTGGCCTCATGACCAAGGATGCCGGCGCCGCCGTCAGCCCGCCTCAGCAGGTGGCCGTCACGCCCCTGATCACCGACCTGATCACCATCGACGGTGCGGCCCGCGCCATCACCAACCTGACGCCCATTCCGGGCGCCGGCACGCCGGTGATGTGGAAGGCGTGGTGCGGGGCCTGACATGCTGAAGCGCCTATCACAACGCGAACTGCTGGAGCAGCTCGCCGCACAATGGGAGCCTCAGATCCGGGCGGCGTGGATCGCGTCGCTGAGCGACATCTCGTCGAGCATCGTTCTGGCCCGCCTTCTGGAGCGCCTGGAGCGAAACGACATTGCCGGCGCGGTGGAGATGCTCAACATCCGCCCCGAGATGTTCGCGCGCGTCGAGGGGGCTCTCGTGCAGGCCTACAATGCCGGCGGACAGGCCACGGTCAGCGCCATGCCCCGGCTGATGGACCCGCAGGGCAACCGCGTCGTCTTCACCTGGGGCGTTCGCAATCTGGCCGGCGAGCAGGATCTTCGCGACCATGCGGCCCGCGCGGTGCGCGGCATCACGCAGAACATGCGCGAGGGCATCGCCGAGACACTGACGGAAAGCCTGGCGCGCGGCGACAATCCGACCCGCGCGATGCGCGAGATTGTCGGGCGCGGCAGGGTGAACCCGGTGACCGGAACCCGTGCCGGCGGCAATCTTGGCCTGACGCAACAGCAGATGCAGACAACGTCCTGGATCAGGCAGGCCATGAGGGATGGCGATGCCGCCCGTATGCGGGAGTATCTCGCGCTGAGCCCGAATATCCGCGACAGGCGGTTTGACCGGACGGTGGCGAAGGCGATCCGCGAGGGCGTCGCGCTTCCGGCCGATAAGGCGGACGAGATCGCGGCGCGATATGCCGAGCGAGCGCTCGACTACCGCGGCAAGCAGCTCGCACTGCACGAAACCCGCATTGCGCTCGACAAGAGCCGTGACGATGCCTTCGCGCAGCAGATAGCCGAGGGCAAGGTCGATGCCCGCGACGTGACCAAGACCTGGCGCCACACCAAGCGCCCGACGCAGCGGGAGCAGCATGCGGCCATGGAGGGGCAGACGGTGGCCTATCAGGAGGCATTCACGGCCCCGGACGGGACTCGCATCCGCTATCCGCACGACCCCGAGGCCCCGCTCAGTCACACGATGGGTTGCGGGTGTCGCGTCGAGTACAAGATCGACTATGCCGGCGCGGCGGTGCGCCGCTATCGCGAAAGGACGGGCGGCTGATGGCACAGACCTTCGCTGCCAAGGTTGCCGAGTGGGCTGGCAAGATCCCGGAAGCCACCGAGGCGGTGTTCAAGGGCAGTGCGCAGCAGCTTGTGCACGAGCTGAACAACGAACTCGAGCGGCTGATCTACGAGACGCCGGAAAGCCCGAACTACAAGCGCACCAAGTTCCTTCAGGCTTCCCTCGTGGCGTCCACCTCCGAGATGCCGCGGGCTCGCCTGGACAACCCTGGGCGCCCGGTGCAGCCGGAGTTCGGGACAATCGAGCTCGTCATCAACGACCTTGAGGCCGGGCAGGTGCTCTATCTCGGCTACACCGCCAACTATGGACCACACGTCCATTTCGGTGCCAACGGCATGCCGCCGCGCCCCTGGGTGACGCTCGTCGCGCAGCGCTGGCAGTCAATCGTCGCCGCGCAAGTCGCCATCGTCCGGCAGAGGTTTGGCCTGTAATGCCCACGCTCGAAACCGCGATCTTCCAGGCGATCAAGGCGCGCGTTGCCACCTTGCCTATGATCGCGACCTATCCCGTGGTCTGGTCGACAGACGAGAGCTACACCCCGACCGCCTCGGCCCGCTATCTGCGGGCGACGTGGATCCCGAACACAAACCGCCGGCTGTTCATCGGCAGCGCGGACCCGCACCAGCGGCCGGGCCTTCTGGTGATCGACGTGATGGAGCCCAAGCTCTACGGCGAGGACTCCGCAATCGAGGCCGCGGGGCAGGTGGCCGCCCACTTCCCGGCCGATCTGCCGATGGATTTTGGCGGTGTGCGGGTCCGCGTCACGCGCGCACCTGACGTCGGGCCCGTCCTGGTCGGCACCCACATTCAGGTGCCGGTGACCATCAGGGTAGAGGCGTTCGCCTGACAAATTCCCGGCCATCCGGGTAACTCGGCCCGCTTCGGCGGGCCTTTTTCATGCGCCATTGAAAAGGAGACACTGCGATGGCTGTCAAGACAATCCCGGTCGCCGGGAGCAAGTTCTATATCGGCACTGCCCCGGTGGACCTCCCGGATGACGAGAACGTCACGGCGGCCGACTTCGCGTCCGTCACGTGGCTGGAGGTGAAGCAGTACGAGACGATGGGCAGCGCCGGCGACGCGGCCGAGAACATTGCCACCAACCTCATCAATCGTCGGCGCACCATCAACCAGAAGGGCACCCGGCAGGGCGCGGCCCGCACCGACAACTTCGCCTTGAACCTGGACGATCCGGGGCAGCAGGCGATGATTGCCGCGGAGCAAACCGACTACAACTACCCGTTCCGCGTCGTGCTGCCCCCGGCGTCGGCCCCGGTCCCGAAGTCCGCGACGGTCACGATCTCCAACGCCACCCCCGGCGTGGTGACATGGACCGGGCACGGGCTGGCCGCCAATACCGCCGTCGTCTTCACGACCACGGGCGCGCTTCCGGCGGGCCTCACGGCTGGCACGACCTACTATGTCAAGACAGTGCTGACGGCCGACACGTTCACCGTATCCGCCACTGCCGGCGGTGCCGCCATCGACACGACGGACGCTGGATCCGGCACGCACACCGGCACCACTGAGCCGTCGCCGGCCGAGCGCCTGTTCATGGGCATGGTGACCGGTGCCGAAGAGGGCAATGGCAACGCCAACACGGTGATGATGCTGAACTGCTCCATCACGCCGAACACCAACTACGTCCGCGTGGCGGCGCTCGGCTGATGCGCGTCACCAACACCAGCGGCACGGCCCGCGCGCTGTCGCATCGGGGGCGGGACTATCGTCTGCTTCCCGGCGCCAGCGCCGACGTGCCCATGACCAAGGACGAGGCGAAGGCCTTGTCCGCGGTCTTCGATATCACCGGCGAGCCCGAAGCCGAGGCCAGGCCGGTCAAGATCAAGCGTTCCTATTCCGGTGCGCGCAAGGCTCATGAGGACACCGCCAATGACTGACAAGGTCTTCGATCTCGACAGCGCCTTCATCTCTGTCGACTCCCAGGAAAAGGGCGCGGAATTCGAAGTGATCTCCGATGCCGGCGAGAAGACCGGCTTCTTCATCACGTTGGCCGGCCCCGACAGCAAGCGCCGGAAGACGGCCAAGTCCCGGCTCATGGATTATTTCATCCAGAAGCAGGCCTCCGCCGCGCTGGCCGGCCAGCCGAAGAACCGGAAGCAGCGCCGCGCGGAGGCCGCTGGACTGGCGCAGGATGTGTCGACCGGCCCGGCGTTCGACGAACTGCAGCTCGACGACGCCGTTGCCGCAACCATCTCCTGGCGTTTCCCGGAAGGGAAGACGGGTCCGGAGTGCACGCCGGAGAACGTCCGCGAGATCTACGCCCGCCACCCGACCCTGCTTGAGCAGGTTCTTGAGAAGGCGGAAGACCTCGACCTTTTTTCGAAGAGCTGACGGAGCGGCTTGCGAATTGCGTCTGCCTTGCCGTCGAGGTGGACGAAGACGACGCGGGCGATGCGGATGACGAGGGAGACCCGTATCCGCCGCCCGGCTTTGGCTATCTGCTGAGGTGGTTCTGGTCGCTCAGCGAAACCCGCACGCGGTGGGAATACGGGATCAATCCGATCCAGCCTACCGAAATCGCGGCGTGGTGCGCGCTGTGCGGCGAGGAATTGGAGCCCTGGGAAGTCTCCATGCTGCTGATGATGGACAAGGCCTATCGATCCGCAGTGGCCGATGCCTTCGCAAGGCACCTTGAGCGCAATGAAGGCGGCACGCCGGGCGATGCGCCAGGTGGCCGGGAGCTGACGCCGGAACTGTTTGACGCGGTGTTCGGCTAGGGCTCGAGCGCATGGTGCTAATTGACCGTGATTTGGTAGAGGCCGGGGTGATCTCATGAATCTCGCATCGCTTGGCCTTGCCGTCGACAGTCGCCCTGTCGCCAGTGCCGCGCAAGATCTCGACCGGATCACCGATGCGGCCAAGCGCGCCGAGAAGCAGGCTGACAGCTTCGGAGCCAAGACAGAGGCGGCGGGGCGACGTGCGGCGGCGGCGAACGACAATGCGGCGCGCGCCGCGCGTAGGGTGGTGGCCAGCCTGGAATTCGAGCGGGCGCAGCTCGGCCGGAACGCTGCGCAGCAGGCCATCCACAACAACCTTCGGATTGCTGGCGCAACTGCCGCGACCGCTGAGGGCCGTGCGATCATCGCTGCGACGGTAGCGCTTCAGGCCGAACAGGCCGCCATGAAGGCCAATGAGGCAGTGCTCGCTCGGCGTGCGGCTCTGCTCGGAAAGGTTCGGTTGGCCGCTGCCGGCCTAGCTGCCGGCGTCGTTGCCTTCGGCGGAAGCGGGGTGCCTGGCGCGCGGGACCTGAGCGCGTCTCTTGCCGAAGCCTCTACCCTCATCGAGGGGACCGACGATGAACTGCAGCGCATCCAGGCCGCGGCGCGCGACATGGGCCGTGAGTTCGGCACCACCGCAGCCTCTCAGGTCAAGGCCTTCTATCAGGCGATCTCTGCCGGCGCGACGGACATCGGGCAGGCGACACTGCTCCTGGAATCGGCGAACAAGGTCGCGATCGGCGGCATCACGGACACTGTGACCGCGGTGGATGTCCTTACCACCGCGACGAACGCTTATGCCGCCTCCGGCCTCACTGCGTCCAATGCCTCCGACGCGCTGTTCGTGGGCATGCGCGCGGGCAAGACGACGATTTCGGAGCTCGCATCTAGCCTCGGTCAGGTGATCCCGATTGCCGCATCGCTTGGGGTGAATTTCGACGAGCTCGTCGCCGGCGTTGCGGCCCTCACGACGCAGGGGCAGTCCACCGCCCAAGCGGTGACCGGCGTCCGGGCGATCCTGTCGCAGGTCGCGAAGCCGGCCGACGAGGCAACGAAGCTCGCCAAGAAGCTCGGGCTGGAGTTCAACACAACCAGCCTTCAGGCGAAGGGCCTGTCCGGCTTCCTCGATGACGTGATCGCCAAGACCGGCGGCAATGTCGACGCCATGGCCAAGCTGTTCGGGTCGGTTGAGGCCCTGAACGCCGCGCTATCCTTCGCGGGCGGCGGCGGCGATGCCTTCACCAAGATCCTCGGCGACATGGCGAACAAGGCGGGTGCGGCCGACGCGGCGTACCAGAAGGTCGCCGAGAGCCTCGACAAGCGGCTTGGCAACGCTCTGAACCGGATTGCGGACGTGGCGGTTAGGTTCGGCGAGGCTCTGTTGACCGTCATCGTTCCGGCCGCCGAGGCGTTCGCCAGTGCGCTGGAGCTGATCGCGGACAACGCGGCCGATCTGGCCATCATCCTGGCGCCCATCGCTGCTGTCCACCTTGTGAAGATGGTTGCAGGCTTCGCGAGCCTTGCCGCCGGCATGAACGCGGCAGCAGTGGCGGCGCGCGCCCTGTCCATCGCAATGGCGTTCATGGGCGGGCCTGTCGGTCTGGCTCTGACGGCTGCCTCTGCTGCACTCGTCGTCCTCACTGGCGGTTTCAGCGGCGCACGGAAGTCCGCCATCGATTACGCGGCTGCGCAGGACATAGTCTCGCAGGCAATGGCCGATTCAAGCGCGCCGACGAGGACCGCGACCAAGGAAGCCATTGCCAAGGCTCAGGCTGACTTGCAGGCGGCGCAGGCTCTCTTGCAGCGTGCGGAAGCGGAGCTGGTCTATCGCCAGAACATCGCGTCTTCCATCCCGCAATTGCCGGGAGCACCGGACCCGCTGGCCAAGGTCAACGATAAGATCGCCAAGTTCCGCGCGGATGTCTACGCGCTCGGAATGGTCTTGAAGGACCTGAACCAGCGCGCCGACGCGCCGCTTGCCACGCCTCCGGGTACGCCTCCGCGCACGCCGCCCGCGCTTTCGTTGGGTGACAGCACCAAGGAAAAGAAGGACCCGTATGCGGAGATCGTGCGTGGTGCGCGACAGTTCATCGAAGCTCAGAAGCTGGAGGCCCAGGCGCTCGGGATGACCGAGCAGGCCGCCAATCGTCTCCGCTATGAGCAGGACCTGCTGAACAAGGCCGCGAACGACAACATCAAGCTGACGCCGGCCATGACGGCAGAATTGAAGTTGCAGGCTGAGCAGATGGCGGCGGCGGAAGCCGCCACGGCGCGGCTTACGGAGGCCTACAACTTCAACAAGGACGCTGCGAAGGGCTTCCTGTCGTCTCTCAGGCAGGACCTTCGTAACGGCGAGCTGTCTTGGCAGTCCTTCGGGAATGCCGCCTTGAGCGTTCTGGACAAGATCGTCGACAAGCTGGAGGACCAGGTCGCAACGGCGTTCGCCAACGCCTTCACACCGCGCGGCGGAGGCGGCGGCGGCGGCGGCCTTTTCGGGAGCATCCTGGGCGGGCTCTTCGGTGGCGGTGGGTCCGCCTTCAACATCGGCAACTTCTACGCCAAGGGCGGCGCGTTCGATCGGGCCGGCGAGATCACGGCGTTTGCCAAGGGCGGCGTTGTGGGTCGCGCCACGGTCTTTCCCTTCGCCAAGGGCGTCGGCCTGATGGGCGAGGCTGGCCCCGAGGCCATCATGCCACTTCGGCGCGGCGCGGACGGCTCGCTTGGCGTCAGGGCGCAAATGGCGCCGGCGGCGAACAGCAACGGCGGCGGAACCACGGTCATCGTCAACAACTACTCGGGCGAGAAAACCGAGCAGCGCCGGAGTACAGACGGGAATGGGCGCGAGATCATAGAAGTTGTCGTCGGAGAGGTGCGCGACAACATGGCCTCGGGTGGCTTCGACAAGGTCATGGGCGGCAGGTTCGGCTCCCGCCCGGCGAGGGTGCGTCGATGATAGATTGGCCGGCATCAATCGTGATCGGCAGCACCGTAGATCGGCCGTCGTTCCGCGAGCGCCCGGACACGAATCGGGTAGCGTTCCAGGCAGCGGTCGGGCCCGAGAAGGTCCGGCGGCGGTCCACTCTCAACGGGTCGCGCATCTCGTTCATGCTCTGGCTCACCAAGGCCCAGGTCGAGACGTTCGACACGTTCTACCGGTCCACTCTCAAGGACGGGACCTTGCCGTTCTCCATGACGCACCCGCGCACCGGAGCTACGGGCACGTTCAGGTTCGACACATCGTCGGAGCCGGAGTACCGCGAGATCGCCTATGACATCTACCAAGTGTCCGTCGAGATGCGGAAGGTCGCCTAGATGCCGTCAACCGTCCTGATTTCGGCGGCCAATGCGGCCCAGACAGACGAGGTTTTCCTCGTCCTGCTGGTCATCGACCACCCGAAGATCACCGAGCCAATCCGGCTTGTCAGCAACACCGAGGACATCGTCTCGAATGGACACACCTACGTTGGGTTCCCGTTCGAGATCACGCTGTTCAACGAAGACGATCAGACCCCGCGCGCTCAAATCCGGGTGCAGAACGTGGATCGCCGTATCGGCGAGGTGGTCAGGTCTCTGCGCAGCACGGCCAGCGTGGCGATTTCGGTGGTGCTGGCATCCGATCCCGACACGGTGGAGCTGGACTGGATCCAGGCAGAGCTGCGCGACGTTGAAGGCGATGCCATCGCGGTGAGCGCGACGATCTCCGGGCAGGACTACACCACCGAGCCTTGGCCGGCGCGCCGCGCAACATCCGACATCCTGCCGGGGCTGTTCCTGCGATGAGATGGGTGGAGAGGTACTGCCGCATCCCCTTCGTGGATGAGGGCTCATCGTTCGACGGGTGTCACTGCTGGGGGCTTGTGAGGCTCGTCTACGCCAACGAGCTCGGGATCGATCTTGCGCCCTATGCCGGCACGCCAGCCTCCGATACGGGCGCCGTGACCGGTCTCGTGTCTTCGGAGCGCAGCCTTGCCCCGTGGCAACGGGCGATCGAGCGCGGCGACGAGAAGGCTTTCGACGTGGTGGTGATGCGGGGCGTGTTCCCCAGCGAGGGCCGCAAGGTGACAGGGCCGGTGCATGTCGGCGTCGTGGTGGCTCCTGGGCACGTTCTGCACGTGATGCGAGGCATGGACTCGGTCTGCGTTCCGATGAGCCATCCAAGGGTTACCCGGCGTGTCCTGTCGATCCACCGCCACGAGGCGCTGACGCGAGGCGGCACATGACGATCGGTTATTCAGTCGCTGCCGTCCGGCACCCGTTGGGCATCGACGGACGATGGACCGCGTGCATCTGTGAGGGCAAGAGCGTTGCCGAGCTGGTGGAGCTCGTGCCGGTCGACCTGCTGCCAGCCCCGCTCAAGACCATTGCCGTGGTCCGCATCAACGGGACCGTGGTACCGCGCGGGATGTGGCGGCATGTGCGCCCCAAGACGGATGGGGCGACCCCCGTCGCTGTCACCATCAGCCTGCCGCTGCAGGGCGGCGATCAGGGCGGGGGAAAGTCGGTTCTCGCCGCTGTTGCCGCCATTGCGATTCTGGTCGTTGCCGCCGTCGCCGCGCCATACATCGCCGGAGCGCTCTACACCGCTGGCACTCTCGGGTTCAAGGCTGTGTCTGCCGCTGTTCTGGCAGCCGGTAGCTCCGCAGCGGCTCTTGCCGCCGCCGCTCTCACGCCGCCCCCGGCAATCGAGGCGAGGGCAGACCAGCGCGCGGACTCCCCCGAGCTGGGATCGGCTTTTGCGAATGGCAACATCCTCGCGCCCGATGGGCCGATTCCCATCGTCATCGGGCGCCGCAAGGTGTTCCCGCCGCTGGCGTGTCAGCCGCTTGTCGAGATCATCGGCAACGACGAGGTGATCGAGGCGATCTACGTCCTGAACGGGCCGCACGACCTTGCCAATATCAAGATCGGCAATGTCGAGATCGAGGACTTTCCGGGCGTCACCTACGAGACCCGCGAAGGCTGGGACAGCGATGCGCCTATTGCGTCCATTCGGCGCTATGCCGACACGCAGAGCCCGAACACGGAGGTAATCAAGCACCGGGTGGACCCGGACAATCCGCGCCGTCTCGAAACCGGCTCGAACCCCCAGGACAGCCTGCCGAAGTGGCAGCGCTTCGTCACGACATCGAACCCGGATGAGATCTGGCTTGCTCTGTCGTGGGGGCAGGGGCTGGTCGATGCATCGTCTCCCAGCACGGCTGTCGGCGTCCCGATCCGGATTCGCATGCGCCGCAAGGGCGCCGTGAGCTGGACCAATCTCCCGGAGATCCACTTCACCGGTCAGTCGATCAGCACGTATCGCAAGCAGCTCAAGCTGATCTGGCGCAACGCGCCTCCTGCGTTCCCGAGCCCGCCGAACGCCGCGGGGCCGTATGCAGCGTTCCGGTACGCCACGGGGCAGGACGGGACGACGGCTGCCCCGGTGACAACCCCGTGGGAGGCGCATTCCGACTATGGCTCCAGCGGGTTCCCCGCAACCGGCGTAGCGCTCTACCAGGACCGGGCAGAGGTCTATCTGAGCGATGCGACGTTCCCGCGCGGGCACCAGTATGAAGTCGAGGTGATGATGGGCGCGCTCTACACCAAGAGCACGTTCAACCCGACCAACTACACCTACTCGTCGGTCAAGATCGACTTCTTCGCGTACGACACCATCGCCATCGGCTTCCCGGCGGTGCCTCGCTCGCTCGACAGCGTGTCCTACGACATGACCGTGACGCGGGTGTCGTCGGTCTATCGGCAGGACCCGATTCAGAAACGCGGGCTCGCGACTATCGCCATTGTCGGTAAAAACGTGTCGGTGGACGAGGTGTCGACCGAGGCGGCGCGCTATGTCCCTGATTGGGACGGGTCGAGCTGGTCGAATTGGGTCGTGACGAGCAACCCGGCGCCTCACTACCGGGACATCCTCACAGGCGCCCATACGGTGCCCAGGAAGCGCGTCCCCGATAGCGAGGTTGATGACGCAGGCCTGATCGCATGGCGAAGCTGGTGCGCCTCCGAGGGGCTTGAGATCGCCGCCGTGATCGATGGGGCCTCCATGGGAGAGGTGCTGACCGCAGTCGCCTCCACCGCCTATGCCCGGCCCGTGCGTTCGCACACCATCGGGGTGATGGTGGACAAGGACAGGACCGACGAAGTCCCGGTGCAGATCTTCACGCCACGAAATGCCCGCAGCATTGGCTGGCGCAAGACGTTCACCGAGACCCCGGACGCGTACCGGGTGACGTTTGTCGACAAGGACGATGACTGGACCAAGCGCCAGATCCTGGTCCCGCATCCCGACGTCGCGCCGGCACAGATCGATCTGATCGAGACGATCACCTACGACGCGATGACCGACGAAGGCCTGGTGACCGAGCGCGCCGTGTTCGATCTCGACCAGCTGCGCAGGCGAAGCACCACCTACAGCCTGACAGCGGACGTGGAGTCTCTGGTCTGCCAGCGCGGGAGCCTGGTCGGCGTCTCCACCGACGAGATGATCGAACAGGCCGCATGGGGCCGCATCATCGACATCGCGAGGGACGGAGACGGCAACATCGTCCGCATCGTCACCGATGCAACGGTGGACATCCTGTCGAGCGCCTACATCTACGACGTGGCCGATTTCTACGGCATCCCGGATTTCTATGTCCAAGGCGTCAAGACAGGCCTTGCAATCAGGGCCGGCGACGGCCCGGTGTTTGGCGTTGGAGAGGTCTTTGCCGTCACCGAGATCACATGGACCGATGGGCTTTTGTGGTCGAACGGGAGCGGTTGGGCCCGTGTCGCGGATGGCGAGGCCGACCTGTTCGAGCTGGCGACCCCTCTTGACGATAGCGACGTGATCAGCGTGGGGGACCTCGCCGTGTTCGGGCCTATCGAGGAGGTCTATCGCCGAATGATTGTCACAGAGATCAAGCCGGGCGCGGATCTCACCGCCACCCTGACGCTTGTTGACGAAGCACCGGAGCTGCACGCATGACCCAAAAGCGGGCCTTCCCGACGCAATCGACCGATCCCAGCCTTTCCGGGAAGCAGTATTCCGACCGCGTGCAGGAATACGGCGGTTGGGTGCTCAACAACACCGCCGCGGTCCTGACCATCAATGCTGGGACCAGCACCGCGAACGCCATCGTCGCGACGAGCGAAACCACCCTGTCGGCTTATGCGGCGGGGCAGCGGCACATCATCTACCCGCTCGCTGCCAACAACACTGCAGTGACCATCGCAATCGACGGGTTGCCATCGCGCGCCGTAGTGGATGCGGCGGGCGATGCTCTGACCGGTGGCGAGCTGCAACCCGGCGTCCTGACCGAATTCCTCGACAACGGAACACACCTTCGCATCGTGAACCAGCAGGCGGGCTCTGGCGCTGGAACGATTGATGTTCAGGAGTTCACTTCATCTGGCTCATGGTCGAAGCCGAATGGCGTGTACCAGTGGGCCGAGATCCTGATCATCGGAGGAGGCGGCAGCGGCAGCAGGGTGGAAACGCCGCCCGGCAACCCGAACGATTGCATTTCCGGGGGCTGCGGGGGAACCGCAGCGGTCGCTCGTGTTCCGTTTTCCGCTCTATCTTCTTCCGAAACCGTGACCATTGGGGCAGGGGGGGCGACGACCGGCAATGTCTCAAACGGTCAAGATGGCGGAGCTTCTTCGTTTGGTTCTTTTGTCACAGCCCCTGGCGGGAAGGGAGGCGTACGAGTATTGCCGCCGCAGGCGAACACATCTGCGCCGGCCTTTGCCGCCAATGCCTATCCCGTAAATGTCGATATTGGTCAGCGTGCAAGCGCCCCGTTAGGCGCTTCGTCGGCAGGGGAACTACAGGTAGCAAATAGCTGCATCGCAGGCCCGTCCGGTGCCTCTACCGTGACGGCTAGTTCTGGCGGCTACAGCTATCAGGCCAGGAACGGGTTTGGCGCAGTCGGCGCGACATACAACGCCGATGCAAGCGGTTATGGCGCCGGAGGGTGCGGCAAAACATCCGCCGCGACATCGTCCTCGCAGCAGGGCACAGCCGGCTATTGCCGGGTGATTTGCTACTGATCGAACGCAACAAGCGAAACTGACACAAGCCGCCTCCGGGCGGCTTTTTTTATGGGGCTAGCGCATGGCTGAAGTCACATTCGACGAACTTTACGATCCTGCGCAGGTCGGCCCTGTGTCTCTGCCGAATGCCAGGGACACCCACAAGGCCGCGCTCCGGGGGAAGCTGAGTGTCGTCGCGACACTTGCCGCCCTGGCCGCCCTGACCAAGGCGTCCCTGTCCGACGGCGATGCCGTTTTTGTGGACGGCGAGGGCGTTGCCGGCACGTTCATCTGGCATGCCGATTCCACTGCGACCGTCGATGGCGGCGTCGTTCTGGCCTCGGCCGAAGGCGGCGTCGGCCGCTGGATCCGGTTGATCCTCGGTCCGATCCTGGTGGAGTGGTGGGGCGCGAAGGGCTCCGGCCTGCCGGCCGACGCGGCAACCAACGCCACGGCGTTCCAGGCTTGCGCGAACTACCTCAAGGCCCTCAACAACGGGGGCTATGCTCGTTGCCGTGCCGGTCGGCAATACTACATCGGTGACGAGATCGATTGCTCTGTCGACGGACTGTTCAAGCACGTCGGTTTTGAGGGCGACGGCCAGGACCCCACGACGTTCATTGCCTATTTCACTGGCGCGTCGAAGGCGCTGATCAAGGGCACGCGAGCCGACAATGCCCGCGCCGGCTCGCCTTGGCTGCGCAACCTCAAGATCCGGGTCAACAACGGCCTGCCCGGCATCAAGCCGCGCGCGTTCGACATGCGGATGTGCGAGTTCCCGCAGATCGAGAACGTGCACATCGTCGGCGACTACTCCAACACGCTGATCGAGGCGACCGGCGTTTTCAACGGCACGTTCCGCAATCTCGAAATGTGGGGCGGCGGCACCTTCCTTTCGTGGAAGACTGTCCCGTCAGGCGTGACTTTCTCCGGCACCAGCGGCGCGGCGACCATTACCGCAAGTGCTGCAACCTTTGCTGTTGGCGACGTGGGCAAGGTCCTCACTATCGTTGACACGACCGGACGCGCTGGCCGGCACACCATCTCGGCTTACACCAACTCCACCACCGTCACGGTGTCCGCAAACCTCGTGGAGAGCTACGCGGGCGCCTATGGCTGGTTCGAGGGCGTGCGCGGCTCGATCACCACCGGCACCAGCACGACCACGCTCACGCTCGATGCAAGCGTGCTGACTTCGGATCATGTGGGACTGACCGTCGTCATCCCGACCGCCAAGGACGGCCCGCAGGGCACCACGAGGCCGCTGGTCACCCGAATCGGCGAAGTGACTGCCCCGGACACATGCACGCTCGTCGACGCAGCCGACAACGATGTGTCGGCCGTGACGGTCTATTTCGCCCCGGCTGTGGCGATCTACGACGACGCGCAAGATGGTGGCGAGACGAACGACATCACGCTCGACAACTGCCGCCTTGAGAGCCATGCCGGCATCGGCTGGCTCATCCAGGGCGTGCACCTCGTCACGTCTGGCCCGGCCAAGTCGCATGGTCGCGCACGCATCGCCGAGGGCAGCTACACGCAGGCCTATGACGACGAGGTTGCGCAAGTCAGCTGGTATCTCAATCTCGTCGGCGGGCAGATGTCCCAGTTCGGCTTCGAGAGCCAGGCTATCGGCGAATACAAGGTCCTGTGCGAGGGCCTTGTGTCCGGCCTGCAGCTCATGGGCTATCGCGGCGCGCTGATCGAGGGCCAGAAGATCTTCCGCGCATTCGGCTGCAACACATGGGCCAAGGTGAGTGTCGGCAGCGGCTACACCGTCTCCGGTGTTGAGCAGGCTAACCAGATTGGCTCGCTGTTCGACCACGACGGTACGATCACTCGCATCGACTTCACCGGGGCGGGGCCGTCCTACTACGGCAAGCGGTCGATTGATGCCTACGGCATGGGCGGGGCAAACAGCATCGCCTTTTCGTCGCACCGCCGGCCCATTGTGCAGCTGGTCAACTCCGTGATGTTGATCCCGATCCCGCTTAACTGGCACTACAAAGACGGCGCAACGATCCAAAGAGGCGGCAAGCTGGAGCTGTGGTCATCCCAGAACATCGACGCGGCCGCCACCATCGCGTTCGTCCAAAGCGTGAACGGCGCCACCGCAACTCTGAAGATCCAGAGCCAGGCTGGGTCGATCTATGAAATCGGCTCTGGTGTGCTGAACGGTACGTCTGAGACACCGAGCAAGGTCACGCTCAGCCTGAATGGCGCCGACAACTACATCCAGGTGAGCAACCGTGTCGGCACTATCGTTTGGGGCTGGGGTTTTTGGCACGGCTGATCTTCTCCAGCGCTTCGGCCACCCGCTCCCGCAGCGTGCCGGCGGCGTGCCAGCTTGCCAGGATGTTGTGCCCGCCGCCCTCGCACTCGACAACGGTGCAGGACAGGCATTCGCTGATCAGCGCCGCGTGTTCCCGGTCGGCGCGCAACGTCGGGTCCACGTAGATCGTCAATCGCTCGCGCTGCACGCGGGCATGAAGGCGATGGAAGGGGAACGGGGATAGCCGCTCCGCATCGGCCTTCCAGCGCCATTCGAATGGCACCACGGCCCTGTCAATCGAGAACTGAGGGCTGAACGCAAGCGCGGCGTCAAGGCCCAGGAGATCGGCGTAGTTGACCAAGCCGAACGCGCCCATGGAAGACCCGTAGCCGATGGCCGTGTCTGCCCCGATGCGGGCGCGAACGGCGTCGATGGCCTCGAATATGCCCTCTGACTGATACCAGTCGTTGCACGCTGGCACGATGTGCAGCGATCGATAGCCAAGGCTTGAGAGGAACCCCGCGCCGAAGGGTTTCCTGGGAGCTTCCGGCGCTTCCCAGTTCGCGAAAGTCACGATGACCACGCCGATGCGGGGTGTGTCCGGGCTGGCTTCGTGGACGGAATACGCCCCGCCCGAGTGCAATAGGCTCATTGTCTAGCGCTCGAAATCGACGGCTGAAGAGCCGGCATCGTAAGCGCCGGCTCGCATTTGGGCAATGCCCACCAGAAGAAGCCCTGACGGGCTGACATCACAACGGACTGAGGACCAAGGGGCTGCCGGCGGGCGGCCCTTTGTCGTTTCGAGAGGCGGAATCTCATGAGCTATCCATGGAAGGGGGCGGCGCGCCCCATGTCGCCGGATGCGTTCAAGCGCGCGGCGGAACGGATCGGATGCGATGTCGCGGCGATCCGCGCCGTCTGGGATGTCGAGGCGTCGGGCCGCGGCTATCAGGCCGACGGCACCGTGCTGCGGCGCTTCGAGCCGCACAAGATGCCGTTGGCCAAGACCAACTGGCGCGACAGCCTGAAGATCCCCGCGGCCAAGCGGGAGCGGATGTTTCTCGATGCATGGCAGGGCTCGCCGTCCGCCGCGCTGGAGGCGACGAGCTGGGGCGGCCCGCAGATCATGGGCTTCAAC